TGCATAGAAGTAGTTACCCGAAGCCGTAGTAACAGCCGGGAACCGGGAACCGTGCCCAGTCGCCACAGTCAGAGAGCTATCGGAATTGGTGATACCGCTAGCCAGTGTGCTGTAGGCGTTATTCTTAACCTGTACGGTGCCCATCTAGGAACCCTTAGCTAATGGTGATCGTCCAAGTGATCGTCAGGCTATCGCCAGCGGCTTTGTTGATCGCGGAGAACACAGTACGACAAAGCATCGTGCCGCCCGAGGACGCGTTAAAGATGCCAGCTTCAGTCAGAGCACCCGTGCCGACACCAGCGCCGAAGGTGCAAGCATACTGGATGGTGTTAGTCGAAACGGTCGTGCTCGTCAGCGAAGTGCGCGAGGAACCTACTTCAGCGCCGAGGGTCGTGTTACCAAGCGCGGCAGCAGTATTGTCCGTACCGACAGCCATGTGCGACATAGCCGTAGCCGTGGTGTCCTTCATGCGGGAGGCAATGAACCCAAGGCCCGCCGTCACAACAAGGTTCTTAATTTCAGTAGACTGGATAACCTTACCGGTCTCATCACGAAGGACCAGCGAGACATCGCCAGTTGCCTTAAGAAGTTCGTTCAACACAGGGATATCTCCTTACGGGGTAGGCGTTGACTTCCAAACATTAGCTGCCGTGGTTATAGCCCAACCAAGGATGCCAAGTCCACTGATGATAACAAACGCGCCGATACGGGCGGCAGCATTGTCCGCAAACTTGCGGATTTTACGCAGGAACCTAAAGTCCTCACGCGCATCATCAACATGTTCTGGCTCATCAATGCGAAGGCCAGCGCGATCAAACTCCTCGCGGAGAAGTGACCGAAATTGAGCAAGCTGTTCGTCTGTAAACTTACCGTCCACGTTTACGCCCCTTAATAGTCACAGACAACAGCGCGTCCTTACCAGAGATTTCGGTCAAGTTCTCTTCGATTTCCTTGCGTCGGAAAAAGAGGAGGGCAAAGAATGAGGCTAAAGCCACTGCGGCCCACCGGAAAGTCGCGCCGAGTAGGAGCCCGATGAACAGTGCAGTTACAATCCACGCGTCCGTGGGGATACGCCCTACCGCAGTGCCGACACAGCCGAGAGGGTCGAAGAGGCATGTGAGCATCTTACTTCTTCTTCACCAACGGAGGTGCAGGGGTGTTGGTAAACTGGCGGAGGATAAAGATCGACACCGCGATAGTGATAAGCAGGATGGCATTACCGCGCTGACCGAGGCCAAGCGCAACCGTAATCAGCGACGGGTCAAGAGCTTCTACAATGCCGAGCAGTGCCACGCTGAGAGCGAGCAGCCGGGTCTTCCAGCCTTCAAGCATTGCTTTCATTTCTTCCTCTTGAAAAGTGCCGCGATCAACTCTAGCAAACGAGTTAGCCAATTAGAAGACGTTTTAACAGGTTCAGAAACCGTGTGCGTTAGTTCTACAGGGCCAGTCTGTGAACCGACAGTATCGTGATCGTGAGCGACCACTCCAAGGGCGATAGCACGGACATCAGCCACACGTTTGCCCCAGCCGCGACCGAACGTAGCCCATGTTCTAAGGGCTTTAAGGAACGCGAGGCGACGGTCGCAGTATTGATTGATGAGCGCATCAGCCATACCCTCCTGTGCAGCAGCTAACGTAACCGGGCCAATCTTACCGTCCTGCTTAACTTTGAGAACGGCCTGAAGGAATTTCGATGCTCTGCCCACACCGGAATTAACAGCGAAATCGAAGACCGCGTAGTCCACGCCGGGGGGCAAATCGTCACCACACACAGCGTTCCAGTAATGCTTGCGGTATATGTGCGCGACAGTGGTGTCGGAAATCTTTTTAAGGTCTTCGACGGTGCCGTCTTTGTCGATCCACTTGCGATAGACGGCAATGGTGATGCCTTTGTTGGTAGCACCGCCCGGATCATCCGGGTGATTAGCGAAGCCGCCTTCATGCTTAAGGACCTCCGCGAGAGCGCGGTCAAAGTTATCTTTCACGCGTTACACCTTTTTAAATGTGCCGTCAGCCATAGCCATAACCTTACCGCCGCTGGCAGTGCTATAGACCTGACCGACTTTATAAGTTGTACCGGTCGAGGACCCTTTGAAGGTGCCGCCGGTAACAGTCTGACCAGAAGAACTGCCGGACGAACTGCCGGACGAACCGCCGGAGGAAGAAGTGGTCTTCACGCCAGAGGTGGTACTGGTCGGCACTACAAGTTTAGCACCAGCCGCGATGCGGTTGGGATCGGCCACGCCGCTCTGCTGCGCGAGTTGGTTTACGGTGAGCCCGTAACGAGCCGCGATCTGCCCAAGTGTTTCGCCCGGTTTAACAACATAATTGCCGGTCGATGTACCCGTAGAGTAGGGAGCAAACGAAGTACCGCCACCGCCGGTAGCCACAGTCGGACGCATCTGCGGAATGGGAGCTTTCTTCTGCGCGGGCGGATAATAGGTGCCGGTCATACCGCCGAAGCCGGTTAGAGGCGTAGCCGCAGGCTTAGCGGGCGGGTAGTAAGTGCCGGTCATACCGCCGTACCCAGTAAGGGGATTAACAGTCGGCGGCTTGTAGGTGCCGGTCATACCGCCGGGACCAGTCAAAGGGGTTCGGGTCCCCATACCGGCGAGCAAGGGCGACAGCGCAGGAGCGGGGCCAGCTACGGCAGGGCGATACCCCGTCGGGAGTGCAGCGGTTCCGGCGCGTTGAGTTGTAGTAACCGTACCGTCGCGCTGGACATTCTGCGTCGTCACGTTGCGGATGGGCGCAGGAGCGTTGTTCGGTACGCCAGCGTAGGGGCGCGGTGCCGGGTTCGAGACCACACCGGAAGCAACAGGAGTTGTGGTTCGCGGATAGCCGGTGGGGAGAGGAGCCGGACGAACCATGTTTTGCGGAGCGGCAGGGAACCCGGCGGGGACGCCGGGGCGGACCGCGTTCTGCGCGGGAGCAGCAGGCGTAGGAATACCGGTGATCCAGCTAGACGGCATGTTTGCCAGTGTCATGGGGGCGAACGGGCGCGGCTGGCCGGTCAGTGTTGCACCGGGAAGAACGCCACCGGGGGAGACAAACGCGGGCGCGGGCGGCTGAAAGAGGGACTGTCGTGCAGCACCCATATCCGCAGCGGTAATAGCGCGGGGGTAGTTACCATATTCGACAACGCCGCTGGCATTGAGCCGGGGGGTCTGGTTAATGTCGAAGATCGGATTGCCGCTCAGCGCGGCAGGCTTGGGCTGCGGCAGGTTCAACCCGGCTGGAGTTGCCAGCGGTGCGGGAGGCTGAGGGCGGGCATCGCGGGCCATCGGCACCGGAGGAGGAGTGGTGCTAGTTTCCGTCGCTACGCGAAAGTTATTCGCTACCTGCTCCGCATAGACATCTCGCTGCCCGTAATTTTTGAAGCCGGGGCGAAGAAACTGCGCAGAAAATGTCTGAGTAGCAAAAGGAATATTCGTTGTGTCGCGGAGTACCTTCAGGAGTGGCTTATACTCTTTAGAATTAAGCTCTGCTTTCAGGTAGCCGTAATTGGCTTCATACGAATTAATATCCAAGGCATTATCTTTGGCGTACTTCTCAAACGCCTTACGACGAGGGCCAGTCCACTGTGCGTACCCATAGCCGCCACGCGAACCCGGAACAACAGGCTTCTTTTCCTGTAGGGTACTGAAGCCGCCGCTCTCATACGCAAGGTTTCCAACGACGCCAATAGCCGCTTCTTCTGGCAAGTCGAAATCGCGCACCAGATCGCGCACAAGTCGATTAGAGATATCGGCGTTGGTAGCCATCGCGGTGCTCCGTAAACTTCTTACCTGTGTACCACACTGGTATACATCTCGTAAACTAGATGATGATCCAGCCGAACGAGCGTGGGGTAGCCGTCTGGGGTGTGTAGATTACCAGCACTGCGCCCTGCGCACCATCGCCGCCGTTACCCGTTGTCGTTGCGCCGCCGCCGCCACCGCCGCCAGCGCCGTAGAGAGCGCCTGCGCCGCCGACGCCGCCTGTAACAGACGAAATACTACCGCTACCCCCGCCGCCTGCGCCGCCGGGGCCGACTGCGATACCGGTCGACAAAATGTAATACCGTCCTGCGCCGCCCGCGCCACCAGCCAACGCAGCGCCGCTGCCAGCGCCCGAGCCGCCACCACCGATAATACCCACGTTTCCTGCGATCCCAGAACTGGGCGCAGCGGCTTGAGTTCCTATTGAGTTTAAACCGCCCGCGCCGCCAGATGAGCCGGTGACGTTCGCGCCAGCCCCGGCGATACCGCCGCCGCCGCCCGCTCCCGTGCCAGTCCCCGTGCCGCCATCATATCCGTTGGCCGCTGCTGTCGCCGCCGAGCCGCCACCAGAACCACCATCGTCGGTGCCGCTTGCGTTGCCACCAGAGCCCCCGGAGTATTTAGTGTTACCGTAACCGCTGCCTGAGGCCCCGCCAGCGCCTACGGCGGGAACTGTTGTTGATGCGCCGCCGCCCTTGGCGAGCACGCCCGTGGTGTCGGAGGTGGGGGCGGTATTGCTGGAGGTGTTGTTGCTGGTGTTCCAATTCAGCCACGTGTCGCCGCCAGCCGTGCCGTTAGTGTTGGAGGCCGTTGCGCCGACCCCGCGCGACCCTACGGAATAGTAGACAGTTGTGCCCTTGCCAAAAGCAAAGTTGCTGCTGAGCGATAGCGCGCCGCCGCCAGCACCAAGACCGTTAATACCCCCGTCTGTTCGCCGTGCCGCGCCACCGCCGCCACCGATGGCGATGATGGTGTTGGTCGAGGACATGTCCGTCGGCGTTGTCCAAGTCGTGCCGCTGTCGAGCAGGATGGTCTTTTGCGTGGGCGTGTAGGTGATGATGATAAGGCCCTGAGTGCCCGCGCCACCAGCCCGGTTAGTTCCCACACGGCGAGCACCGGATGCACCGCCCCCATAAGCGCCGCCAGCCTGACCAGCAGCATCGGAAGTTTGAGCACCCGCGCCTGATCCCGCGCCGCTTGTGCCGGACACGCTTGAGTAGCCGGTGCTTGTATAGGCGTTTAGATACAAGACGTTTGCGCCTGCTGTACCTGTCGCGGTGGCTGCGCCGCCTGCCGTGGCACCGTTGTCAGCCGTACCGCCAGTGGTGCTTGTCCCGTTACCGCCCGCGCCGGAAGTACCCGCCGCACCGCCCCCCGATCCGCCGCGTGTAGACGCCACGCCAGCAGCACCGTCACCGCCTGAATATTTGGTAGCTCCGACGCCGCTGCCTGACGCACCACCAGAACCTGCCGTGCCGTTCGCGGCGGTGTTCGTCCCTCCACCACCGCCGCCGCCTTTTGCGCCGACAGATGCCGCGGCCAGAGATGCGCCATTAAAATACGTATCGCCGCCCGCTGTGGCAGCTACGCCACCCGTTGTTCCCGCCGCGCCTGCTGCGCCGATGGCATACGTAACAGTCGCGCCAGCGGTTAACGAAAGATTAGTCGTAACAGACGCGCCGCCACCACCACCACCGCCGCCTGTCGCGCCGGAGGTTGTTATGGCATATCCGCCGCCGCCGCCACCGCCAATTGTCGTAATAGTGTTGCTCGACGAGTTCCAGTCTGCCGGGACCAGCCACGTGGTGCCGCTTGTCAGGATGATGGTCTTGGACACGGGCGCGTAGGTGATGATAATGACGCCCTGAGCGCCTGCGCCACCGGTAAATTGACCGCGAGCCCCGCTTGCACCGCCGCCGTAAGCGCCGCCAGCTTTTCCGGCTGCGGACGCGAGTTGAGCCCCTGAGCCTGAGCCTGAACCTACAGAGCCGCTAGAGTTTGCGTATGTCGTTCCGTTATAGCTGTTGGTGTACGTCAGATACGACCCAGCCGTGCCAGCGGTGTCTGTCGCGCCGCCTGTAGTGCGCCCGTTGTCGCCTGCCCCACCCAATGTTGTAGTAGCGTCACCACCCGCGCCATTTTGGCCCGCCGCGCCGCCGCCAGCGCCGCCGCGTGTGCTTAGAACTCCGTTGCCCCCCGCGCCGCCCGAATATTTAACTGTTCCTACGCCGCTGGCCGCTACGCCGCCTGCGCCGCCGCCATAGCCGTTGGCCCCACCGGCCCCGGCGCTACCGCCCTTAGCTCCGACAGACGACGCCCCGAGGTTTGCACCGTTAAAATATGTATCGCCACCAGCACTGCCGTCGGTGCCGGAAGTCGTGCCGCCGGAGCCAGAAGCCCCGATAGCGTAAGTGATCGACGCACCCGGCGTAAGCGCAAGGTTATACACCGCAGACGCGGCCCCTCCGCCGCCGCCGCCACCGGCGTTGGCAGAACCCGAGTTAGTAGCGCCACCAGCACCACCACCACCGCCAACAGCGACAATGCTGTTATCAGACGAGTTCCAGTCAGCCGGAACCGTCCAAGACGTACCGCCGGTGAGAATGATAACGGGCATGCAAGCTCCGGCTTATTCGGTGGCGGGCGGGTTCGGGTCAGTAAATGTGCCGGTGGCGGGGTCGTAGACCCAACCGATGTCGCAAGGGATTTCAATTACATCGACCAGCAGCGTGCCCTCCGGCGCGGGATCGACGCCTGCGTTGGCGACGATGATGTTGATGACGATGTTGGTCAGAAGATCAATAACTGCTGCTCGCATTATGATACCCTCGTTACCTTGAGAGACAGCGTTACGCGCTGAACAGTGCTCGCGCTGTCCACATTAAACGCAAGAATGTCACCGGCAGCAATCGAAGTCGTCCAGCCGGTGAGCGTTGAAGACTGCCCCTTGGTCGCCGTCGAGATGGTCGGCTTGGCCGAGGCAGTAATGGTATCCGCCACGGTGGGCGGGTAATTAGCGTAGGTATCTTTCCAGATGTCTACCACGATGGAGCCGCTCTGGTCGGCCAGCAGCGTCCATTCATTAATCGTGCAGGCAAACGGGATCGTCAGATCGCCCTTCTCGCCAGTTGTGATAGCCGAGCCGCCACCGTCGATAATAAACAGGATCGTTCCGGTCGTGAAGAGGGTGGCAGCGGCCCGCTTGTTGGACCCGCCCTGAATAATTTCAAACTCGGCCCCGGTAATGTTGGTAGCCGCAGTCAGTTCTGAAATCTTCAAGTCAGCCATTTAGCTCTCCAGAAGGCGCTTGTCGCCCGTTTCTAGCAGACGGAAGGAACCATCTTCAAGCAGGCGACGACTAACTATCGATAGCCCGGCGACGGTTTCACTTGTCGTAGCGCTGTCGCTAATTACCACAGAGATTACCTTTACGATAGTCTCACTAGAAGTAGCAGTGTCTGTCTTAACGATGGACACGGAGCTAACAGCGCTATCCGTAGCCGACGCGGTGTCGGACGATATCTGAGAAACCGTCTTAACAAACGTCTCAGACGTAGTAGCCGTATCGGTTCTGACTGCGCCAATGGTTTTGACAAACGTCTCACTCGTTGTAGCGGTGTCACTAGCTACTTTGCTAGGTGCCTTTACAGCAGTGTCGCTTGGTGTGGCCGTGTCGCTAGGAGCGGTCGATGCAGATTTAACAAGGGTGTCACCAGCCGTCGCGGTGTCGCTAGCCACTTTACCGACCGACAGAACCGCAGCGTCCGTGGCGGTCGAACTGTCCGTCTCGCCCTTAACACGCTCGACACCTGCAACATCAGATGTAGTTACAGTGTCCGTAAAGGCACGGTCTAGCGCCTTGGCAACGGTTTCAGCCGTAGTGGCAGTATCCTCCCGCACCGCACCTACATCAAACACCAGCGTCTCGCTGGTCAGCGCAACGTCCACATAGCGCGGATGTTCGAGGACAGTGACCCCGATAATGGGATAACTGGCTACAGCATTAGGTTCGATATAGGAGGCACTAGCCGCGCTGGATGCTACCGCGACCGCCGCAGCAACACCATTTACCGTTGCTTTTACGGCGATACGGCTGAAGGTCAGCATTAGAAGTCGTCTCGCACCCGGAACTTAAGGACATCGTAGACCGTGTGGGTTGCCCCATCGTAGTCAATAATGATCTCGCCTTCGTACATACCAGCGGTAAGGTCAGTCAGGACGCCGCCGGAGAAGTCAAACGAGACGATCCCGTTCACCGCATCGGTCTTGGCGCAACTGATCGTGCTCAGCAGCGTAGTGCTACCTGCCTGTCGAAACTTCACGCTGACCGTAGTCGTAACCGCAGACAGGTCCAGCGCGAGGCCAGTCGTCTCGTTCGTAAGCGTCAACGTAATATCGGGCTTGCTGTCACCCTGAACTAGACGGATCGTATCGACCATGCGGCACCTATGCGAGCGGGTTCATTCGAGCCGTGACGCTAGCCCGCGCCACACCGAGATTAGCTTTAGCACGGCGGGCCGAACATTTGTAGATGAACTGGCGAGCGTGATAGTCCGCGAGGCCCTTATCAGTCCAAGACTTTTCAGGGAGCGAGAGGAGACGATGCAGAGTGCCGTGGATGATGGCCTGCTCGCAGTCATCAAAGACCGTCTTATCCATGCCGGTCGCGTCAGGGGTCGGACGCAGCGCGAGAAACATTTTCAGGTCGTAGGTCTTTGCAGCATCAGGAACCGGCACGACCAAGAAGTGATCCGGGTCAAACTGACCTAGGTAGCGCGGCTCTGTGCGCTGGTCCTGATCCGGCCACGAGGGATAACGCTCATGGATTTGTTCCTGCGTCAGCGGATCGATCTTCTGCCCGTTGAGCGCAGCGTGGATCACCGCGACAACTTCCGTATCGTCGGGCGTCTCGTAGTCATACTCATAGATACCAGCAGTGAGCCGGATTGGGTCCTGCTCGTAGCGCCACGCGAGCGTCTGCTCGCACATCTCAATGGCAGCTTCGCGCACGTACTGCTCCAGAACAGGGCGCGGGCACCCCGGAACAGAGGAGGAGAGGCGGTTCTCAAGCGAGGTAAACAGACGCGTTGTCAACGAACCTTCTCCTGTTCAAGGCCAGCGGCTTCAAAGTCCACGACCTTGCGCTGTTCCATGTTAACCGCCAGCCCATCAGCGAACGCTTTCTGGAACACCTGCGCCCGACCAGAGTTAACGTGCTCGTTGTCGATGCTCTCTGCGACGTAGACCAGACCGTCGATAATCACGGAGTAGTAGGCTTCCGGCAGCAACTGGATCGTATCATTGTCGTCGTAGGTTGGCGGAGACTTCGCATACTCACCAATCAAAATCTGACCAACCGGCGCTTTGGGGTAGATAAAGAACTTATTGTTGTTGCGCGGGTGGCGCATCCAATTGATGCAGTCATCGGCTGCGTCGTTCATCCAAGCAGGATACGTCTGGTCAAGAACCTCACGGTTCGTCTCGCGTACCGCATCACCGTCCTTGACGTTGAAGATTTCCATGATGCGGATGCTATCGGTAGGGGCCGACTGAATGACGGTTCCCGCCGTGCAAGTGATCTCCCCGATGTAAGAGAACAGGTCAGGGCGAAGCACCGCCATCCGCTTCAAAGTCTGGTTGCCAAACTTTAGCAGATCAGCATCGGAGTACCGATACAGAGAAGACCGCGTGTCCTGTAGCAGGATGCGAGCCTCTGCGATGATATCGCCCAAGGTCATTTAGATGTTCTCCAGTCCGCGAGAGGCATCCGCGTTGATTTCAGGGAACTCAATCGGAGGGGGCTCCTCAATCGGAACGTCAATGGTCAGCTTCGGCTTACGCGCTTTGATTGCTTTCGGGACGAAACGCTCAGGAAAAGCCTCTTCCTCGGTGACCGCTTCAACGTCGGGGTTTTTAGCAATCTGCGTATTCCACGAATAGATCGTCCCCTTCGTCTTATGCCTAAGGTACTGAACCATTTTATTTCTTTCTCTTAACGCCAGCTTCGCTAAGCGCGATAGCTATGGCTTGCTTTCTGTTTTTCACGACCGGGGCCTTCTTTGGCCCCTTAGGATCAATGCCCGCGTGAAGAGTACCGGCTTTGTACTCTCGCATCACCTTGCGGATTTTATCCTGTCGCTTCACTTCTTCATCTTCTCTTTCATCATGCACTTGCCAGCGGCTTTGCATTTGGCAGGCGAAGGGCACTTAGAGCAGGGCTTGAAGGCTTTTGCAGGCATCGTAAACTCCTATCGGAAGCGAGACGTTTTCTTTGCTACAGAAGCGGGTTGCGGGACGAACTGCTTCCCTTGCTTCTTACCCTGCCGCTTGGCGCGAGTAGTGGCAGCATACTCTGCGGGGCTCAGAGCTTCAATTGCTTTCTCTGGCAAATACCGCTCACCGGTTTCCGAAGAAGGCTTACCGGATTTAGTGCGCCACTTCTGCTTGGTCCAATCGACCAAGGATTTCTGGGGCTTCTTCAACTTTTATAACCCCCGCCAGCGCCCTTGTACTTCTTTGCCAGAAGCTGCGCCTTGCGGGCAGACCACTGCCCAGCCGCCGTGCCCTGCACGTTAGCGCCTTTGATCTCGTTGAACAGCCGACGACGAAGCGATGGGTTTGTGTAGACACCGGCCTCGTTAACGCGGCTCTTGACCGGCTTCTTCATCACCACTTCACCTTGTCTGCCCAGTACGCCGCGCTCATCTTACCCTTGGCGATATTGGATGCGTGACGCGCCTTGAAGCTCTCGCGGCGGTTCTTGTAGGCTTCGCTCTCACCCTGCTTTTCAGGGGAGCCGCTGACACCCTGCTGTCCGAAGCGGATCAGCTTGACCTGATCGCCAGACTTAGCCAGCACGGCATGGGACTTCTTGGGATGGCCGGGGGTCCGCTTCGGCTTGTTGTAGCCAGCGAAGGTTTCGCTACCACGTTTGATCGCCATTTAAGCCTCGCTATAAAGCACAGTGCAAGTGCAATCGGCGGGAACGGTGACGTAAATCCCGTTAACAAACAACACACCGGGATCAGGCATGTCCGATTGCTGAATTTGTTTACCGTAGATGGGGAACGCGTTAAGGTCATAGAACTTCAGTTCCGCATCGCCGCCACCCGTATGGTGGATGATAAGCTTGCGGAAGAAAGATCGCTCAGTGGTCACTTGCCCTGAAACAGTTAGCTGCGTAGCCTTAACGTCAGTTTCCATCGTGACCTCCTAAAGAGAAAAGAGGGGGCCGTAGCCCCCTCAGAAGATTAGGCGCAATCCTGCACAACGATCCACACGCGAACCACAGCAACGTCAATGCTGTTGTTGTTCAGAACCATATCGATGGTATCGGCAGACGAGTAGTACTTACCGCCCGAATAGGCCGTGACGGTCACGCCCGGAGAGGCGTCGGTCAGAGCCAGCGTCATCACACCAGAAGCAACTGAGTTCAGGCTGATGTCGTTGAGGTAGCCATCGGTGTCCGAACCGTCACCCAGATCAAAGGTAGCCGTAGCACCTTCCGCGACGGTCACATCATAACCAACGCGGAAAACGAGGGTCTTTGCCGGGAGATTGAACAGTTCGTACACATCGCCCGAAGCGAGAGCCGTAAGGCCAGCGCCAGCGCGATAAGCAGCGACCTGAGCAAAATCAATAGTGCGCTCAAGAAGGGTAGTCTTCGCACCAAGCGCAAGAGAGCGCTCGGCAACGTAGTCAGCAGCATAAGTAGCCATGTTTGTTCTCCTGAAAGTAGGAGATGGGGGCCGAAGCCCCCATCAAATTACGCGAGGGTAATCACGCCGTGAGTGAGGGCTTCCGGCTTGACGGTCTTGAAACCGTACACCTGAAGACCACGAACGATGTCACCGAAGGTGCTCTCCGCACGGATGGTTTCCATCTCGGTCATCTGAGACGCGAAGGTGAAGCCCATCTTGTGGCCCGCGATGATGTCGAACTTGCCCGAAGCGACCGGGAGGTTGTGCGACACATAGAGGGTGAAGCGGTCGATCATGCCGAGGCGACCGTTGCGGAGAACCGAAGTGCTGTCGCCGGTCAGCGAAGCGTCCTTCAGGTCCGACTTCTTGATGAAGCCAGCCATCTTGGCCGGGATCACGAGGAAGCGGTCGCCTTCCGGGGCATTCGCTTCGTCCAGCACGGTGCCGAGGTCCACGATGTATTCGAGGACGTTGGTCTTGGTGATGGCGATGGGCGAGCCGGTGGTGCCGAGGTCGATGTCGTTCGAGATACGGCCAGCGGTCGCGCCTTCGTTATCAGCAGCCACATCGGCCACGATACCGGCGAGAACCTCACGGTCGATCTTGATCTTCATACGCTCGGAAGCGTCCTTGGTCCAAGTGTCCATCAGGTTGATGTCGGACTGCACCTTATCCACATCGTCTTCAATGGCCGCGAAGTACTGGCCCTTGTCGATCAGAAGCTGGATTTTCGGCTTGTCGGGGTTTTCGACCGAGAGGGTCTGGCCCTTGACATAATCCTTGATGGTCAGTTCGGGAGTGGTACGGATGTTAACCGTGTCACCCATGCGGCGGATTTCACCTTCGTAGTCGGTGTTGGCAATAGCCGCCAGAACGGTAGCATCATAGAAATTCTCAATGAGCTTACCGGACCAGATTTCAGGAATAAAGTTGCCCGAGTAACTCGGACGACCAGCGGAAACGGGGAACGCCATGTTTAACTCCTATTAAGCGTTGACCACAATTCGACCTTCTTGCTGAGCAGCAAAAATGTCGCGTTCGATGCGGTTACGCTCGGCTTCCCGGCCTTTGTACTTACCAGCCCGAACGTCATCGAAGAACTTTCGGATGTCGTTAGGCGAGTAGGTTTTGTCGGCCTTATTGGAATTTACAGAGTTATTAGCCCGAGACTTGCCGGGGGCAACCTGCTTTTCCAATTCGGAAACCTGCGCAGACCGATTAGGTTGAGCATCTGCGTTAGGCTTGTACTTGCCCGTCTGTTCGACAAACGTACCGAAGAACGCAGCAACACGGTCGGCATTGAGGGATTTCTGCGCCAGTTCCAGATGGGACTGACGAGCCGTACCCGTTAGCGAATCGATTTCCAGCAACCAATCATGGAACTGACGGTCGTTGTTAATCTGCTGCCAATTGGGCACTTTCGATGCCAATGCCTGCCAGAACCGGTCTTCCTGCGAGACAGCCTGCTGCTGAGCAACCTGCTGCACCTGCGGGACGATCTGATTGTTCAGGCTAAGCAATACGTTCTGGAGCATCTGTTCCATCTGGGAGACCTTGCCTATCAAAGGACGAAGTTCTTCCTGAGAAACTTTGCGCATCACAGTGATGCTCTCGCCGTACTCATCGCGCTCAGTGTCCGAGACAAGACCCTGCTCCTGAGGAGTGGCCTGCTGAGACTGCTGAGACAGAGAAGCGAGAAGCTGCTCCAGTTGTGACGTTCGAGACTGAAGCTCGTTCGCCTGCTGCTGCCAACGCGACTTGTCCGCGTTGTACATTCCCTGCAACGTCTTATAACGCTGCTCATACGGGTCGGGCTCTGCATCCCTATGCTCGTGGGTTGCAGAGGTAGCGTCGTTCTGACTATTGTCGGCAGTATCAGCCGTGACTTCGCTAGTCGTTTCCTCTTCATTGGTGGGCGTATCCGCCTCCGCAGAAGTATCCGCGCCTTGCTCCATCAGAGCCTTAGCAGCCTCAATCTGTTCCTGAACTTGCTTGGGAAGTGCCATTTATAAATACGCTCCTATCCGGTATGCGTAGAAGTCGGCTTCCCGCCATTGGGATTTGCCGCCAGATTAGGGGCTTCTGTGATGAGCTTGTTAAGCTCCATCAGGACTTGGCACCGCCCCTGTGAGAGTGCCGAGTTTGCCGAGGCATAAGGAAGTTGCGAAAGCTCTTTCGATAGCCAGTCGCTGACGTAGCGGGCGACCTCAGGGTACTGCCGCTGCATCAGAGCTATCGACTTGATTACTTCCGCTGTCGGCCTCAAGCCGCGCCTCCGTTTGCCCTATTCATCATCACGTTGCCATCCATGCCGCCCTTGGGCGACCCGTCCGGCTGAGTTGGTGTCGGTGCCGGGAGTTGCTGTTGCTGCTGTGCAGCCGCCGCACTCTTGACAGACGCCTTCTCACGAGAAGGTATAATATCATCAACAGGCATCTGCAAGCCTTTAACAACTTCGCGCAGAATTGCAGCGCGACCTTCAGGCCCGATGATTTCCATATCGATGGGATTTGCAGTCGCGTTGAGGAACTCAATGCGACGAACATTCATGGTTTCTTTGTTCGCAAGGTTGATCGCGCCACGCGGCATAATATCAACGTCGCCCTTAATGCTCTCGTCTTCGTGGTAGCGCATGTTATACACATACTGCCGTTCCACGATGGGCTTGGTCACATCGAAATCAATGTGCATGACGACCTGACGGATGCCTTTACCCGCCGACCCCATGAGCATCGACAGCCCGGAGGAGGTGCGACCAGCACCCTGCACGTTAAGATCGCCGTAGAGATAAGCCGGAATACCCGAGTGATCGTCGGCCATCCGACTAAATCGTTCGTAGACGGCCATAAGCTGTCCCGAGTTGTCGTTCGGCTGGTTGAAGCGAACGGCTGGAGCAGAAGAGCCAACAGGATCATTTGTAACCTGCCAGATTTTCCACGGGTGGATTTGCGTGATGTCCTCGTTTGCCGGGATGCGGTCGAGATTGACTTCAACCTGCGGGCCGGACGAGATGCCCATGTTGTTCACAAGAGCGCGAGCCGCCGCGTTGCAGATGCTCTGCAAGTCTTCAATGATTTCGGGAATGCCCTTACCCCAAAAGGCACCGGGAGACTTGATGAACGAGGTCTTGCAGTACGGCTTCTGACCCAGCGGGTCATAATTTAGGACAGCCTTGATGACGTAACCGCCTACAATCCAAACGTTCGCGTCGTACTCGCGAGCCGGATCAGGAACCTCTCGCTCATCCATACCCCAGTCAATGAGCATCTGACCGGAGACCTTACCCCAGAACTCAAGCGCGTCGAAGATTTCGGTCGGGCGCATCTCAGTATAGTACTTGCGCTCTTCCTCTTCCTTCGTCAGCTTAACGTCCTGATTAATCCACGAGGAGCCGTTACCCTGCTCCAGCACAGCGCGGATCGCGTCGTCGTCGTACCCCGGCATCCCGATAAGATCAGACAACGCCATGCGCGTCATCGGATGATGCTCAAACAGATAGCCTTCGTCGATGTTGGTGATGCCCGGTTCCGGGTAGATATTGAACGGATCGACGCGCTCGTATTCCGGCGCGATACGATCTACAGGAAGCGCCACTGTGCGACCAGTTTCGTCCTGACCCCAGCCAAGGGTGCGCTGCCGACGAACAATCGGCCCCTTAATGAAAGCCGCCGGGTAAGTCACCAGATCAGTGATAAACTCGTTAAACGCCTGCACCCAGCCGCCCTGCGCGAACTGGTCCCCGATCACGTGCTTCATCCGCTCAGCGCGATTGTAGGCTTCCTGAAGCAGACGGAACCGGTAGTCCTGCGACACAGCTTCGCGGAGCAACATAAGCTGCCCACTATCAGGGGCCATCTGCTGCTGATCCAAGATAGCGACAATCGCGTCCTCAAAGATGGACTGTATCTCGCGGTCCTGTGACGGCGCTAGGTCGGGGATCGGGGTAGGCTGGATATCCCACGGGGGCATACCGGTGTCGAGGAGGATGTCGCGCAGCCAACTCTCAGCCGCACGACACTTCACTTCGGTAATCATCATGTAGACTTCAGAGCCGCCGTTCGACCGAATGGCCGTCAGCTTATCTGGTTCGTACTCACCGTTGCGCTGCCGCATAGCCCGAAGCATGATGTCTTCGATGGGCTTCTTGGAGATACGCGCCGCATCCCAGCACTCACGTAGGTAGGCGCTGAGCCCGGTAATGAACGGTTGGTTCTGCCGATCATCCAACGCCTGAGCAGCAGCTTCACGCTCACGACGAGCAAGCTCGTCATTGCTAACAACTCGGAGAACCGACAGACCAACCGCAGCCATTACTT